CTTCTGTAGACCGGACCAAATGTTTGTAATGATATTATTAAGTTCACCACGGTCAACCCCCCTCGCCTTATCGTAATTTATGAAATCTTGTGGACTATAAATCCTTCTGCCACTGCCGTCAGATTTATTGAACATGTGCTTGTCCATGATACTGAACTTGCCGTCAGGGCCGTGACCGAATATCAATGCAGGATATCCATCCCATTTGATAGTGATTGTTTTAGGATTTTTAGCAGTATCTACTATAGCCTGCAATGCACGATTAGCACCATTTGTGCCATCTAATACGATCAAATCTTCAGGATGGTCAAGATGTCCTTTTGCTTCTTTCAGCAATCTTTCATCAGCATCAAGTTGTCTAAAAGATTCTCTGATATGCTGGAAGAACTCGGCTTCATTACCAAACTTCATATTATGCCGCTGTTTTTTTATCTTGTGTTTTGCCCATATCTGATTGAGCAAATGCGATCATAGCGATATTCTGTAGATCCTTAGCGATATTGCCAGACTGATAACTCTTACCCATGTTATCAAGCATTTTTTGTATCTGTGGCATGGCTGCATCTAAGTTGATACCCTTCAAGAAGTTAGTCATGAATGTATCTTTGAACCACTGTCCAAGACTTGGCTTACCTGATGCCGCTGGTGTTGCTGGTGCCGCTGCCTGTTGAGCAGGGGCGGCTGCACCTGCTGCCGGTTGTGCGGCTGGCTTCTTACCAAAGAAGCCTTTTACTTTATCAAGTATGCCTTCATTGGTACTATTTTCTAACAATGTTCTGAACCTTGTTATCACTAGTTTAGGATCATGACCTGATTCACGGACCTGCTGTCTGAATTGTGCTTCATTAACAAGTCTTACTAGAATCTCAAACATTCTTGCTTCTTGTATTGACTTGTTCTTCATTCCCTTAGCAAGTTGGCCCATGAATTTAGTATGTGCATCTTTTACATCATAACCTTGTGCATTTGCTTTTTGAATTCTATCCGCTACTCGTAATAGATAGTCTTTATTCAAAGCCACTTTATCCATGTCTGCGACAATTTCTTTTTCTATCTTGCTAGTTGGAACTCTAACTTTAACATTTTCACCAGTAGCTGGATCTATTTCATCTTTCATTTCTGCTGGTAAAGGTTTAGTTCCAGTTGGCTGAAACTTTCTCATGGCGCTGACTAATTTATCTACTTGTTGATCGATGGCAGGTTTAGCAACACCTTGTTTTTGACCTGTCGCAATGGCTTGATTACCGGGTGCTTGACCTTTCTTTACTGAGGCTGCGGCATCTGCTTGTGTGCCGGGTTGAGGTGTTTTACCTGCGGCTGGTTGTGTTTGACTTGCAGTGGGTTGTGACTGATCGGCTGCTGGTTGAGCGGGTTCAGCACCCGCGTTCAAGTCTACTATACCCTGCTCTACAGCAGTCTTGATGCTATTAAGGCCTCTAGTGACGAACTTTTTGACAAATATGTCCTGTGTCAATTGATCTTCGCGGCTTAGACCAGACTTCTTGCTACCTGATATAGCTCCCGGTACGCCGGCTGTATCTGGTGTATCACCTTTAAAATCGCTACCGCGATTTAGAAAGTCTTGAAACTTAAATTCATCAATTCTCATGGTTCTTCCTCAATGTTCTAGAAAAACGGTGAGTGTCTTTAGACTTGATAGCACCCAGCAATTTTCTCTCTAATATTTCAGCCTTTTCAGGGCTATAATTGCGGTTGATCAATTCGATCAGGTTAATGGCGCTGGTTATGACATTATGGGCTCTGCTTTCAATAACATGCCCCATGTCACGGTTGCTGCCTATAGCCTCTAGTTCTTCTAAAAGGGTTTTAGTACGCTTTTCCATATAGATATTTATCTGGAAATGGCTCTTTTATTTCTTTAGTGAGGCCAGCAAACTCTTGAGTTTTGCGCTCTGAACATCTGCTACGACCTTATTTTTCTCGGGTTCAATCTCTCCTGTTATAGGATCTACAGACTCCTGTGCGGGCGTAGTAACTGCACCTACTTGACTAGTCACTTTGACCTGATTGAGCAACTGAGTACCTGTAGGCTGCGGCTTATAGTTGGTATCTTCGCCCTCATCTGTGATTCGTAGTGTTTCGACATCGAATTTCAATTCGATCTTTTGCCCCACGCCCGAACTACTGCGTGTCTTCATCAACTGGATTTGATACAAGCCCCGCTCACGCATACTGCGACTAGTAAAAATACCAAAAACATTATCCGCAGTGTTAATCTTACTAATACCACCTGAGATATGGCTGTGATCAAACTCAATTTCTTCAACGGCTGATCTGTTAAGTTGTGATGCTGTGACGAATAAGACATTTAATTCCTTTGCTAAATTTCTTAACTCTTCGGATACATATTTATCCTTGACGAACAAATCGCTTGGGCTGACCTTAGCACTAACAGGCATAATCAAATCAAGATAGTCGATACACAAGAAGTCTACCTTCATGCCTGTCTGTATCTGTAGTTCTTTGACATATGCTCTAAGATCGTTAACATTGCTCTGTGCAGGCATATACTTGATACGCAACTGACCAGCCTTCTTTTGTAACATCTTGACTTTCATCTCGACATTATCGATATCTTTGAAAATTTCACGGCTGCTTGTGTCAGTCATCATACTATCGATACGCATCGAACACAGACCTTCACTCAATTCAAGTGTGATATATACACCACTGAGACCTGCCTGTGACCAATTGACTGCCAAGTTCTGCATGATCAAACTTTTGCCTGAGCCTGAACCACCTGCAAAGATTTGCAGTTCTCCGCGATTGAAACCACCATACAACTTATTGTCTAGTGTAGGCCAGCCTGTGCTATTCTGACCATTGTTGGTCTTCAATGCCATCAATCTTGCTCTAGGATCAGCAAAGTAATCTGTACCCATGTCCTTCTGTAGACTAATCTGAACGGCATCTTTGATCAGTTTCTCTACAGGCCCATACTCGCCCTTCTCAAGATGATCTGCACTCTTAAGAATAGCCCTCTCAAGTTCTTGTCGTTTAGTAAATTGTTCAAATTCTTCTAAGAACCAATTATAATGCCCTTCATCAAGATCATCGATTCTTTCTATGGTCTGATCAGTCGTAGCCTTGATCTGAATAGGATCGGGCATGACATTATACTTCTTAGTATGATCCATGATGAATTCTGCTACTGGTCGCAATCTACGATCAAAGTTAGCAGGATTCATGATGTTCATGACGCGGGTATATAATTCCGCGTTAGTCACCATCATATCCAAAAATAGTTTTTGTACATCAATGTTGTAGTCGTTTATCAAGTTGCTTCCTCTTTATCTCTGTCTTGATCTTGCTGTTCGTTGCCGACTGCAAGATACTTAGTAATGTAGGTAGTTTGCCATATTTTATCACAGCATCGTTCACATCTTTTATGCCTTCTTCCCAATCAGGCATGCTCACATAGAATCCTAGATCCAATGCGCGATTGATCACATCCATACCACTCTTGTCTTGATCGGGTACTACGATGATCTTTCTGTTTAGATTCCTCAATATATCTGCTTGTTCATCATTGATAGCATTAGTAGTCAATGCACAACCATTGATGCTTAATGCATCGAATATACCCTCAGTCACGATACATACTTGCCATTCTGGCTTCTGCAAGTCTACGCCGAATAGATATCCACCTTGTTGTTCGCTGATGAATTTAGGTTTACGATCATCCAGATATCTGCTAGTATGTCCTACTATCTTGTTCTCATATGTGAAAGGTATGATGATTCTATTCGCTTGTCTACCTTCTTCATCTGGCGTACACATGAAAGGATAATCTTTTATAGATACCTTTCTCTTACTGAGATATTCGATGAAGGGCATATGTGTAGGATTATTCTCATCGATCAACTCTGCTTCAGGTAGTGGCACCTCTTTGAATTTGATTTTCTTTTTTTCTTTTTTGACTTTAGCGAAATCAAGTAAGTCTTTATGTTGTAGGCTTTCAAAACTATATCTGTCTATCTGTTCTTTATCCATGCCCAGATAAGATAATAGTTGCCTTGTATTTTTAGTTATCGATTTCCCTAATGTGAATCCACACTTGAATCCGCAGTTGAAACAATGATAACTCCAGTTGTCTCCGTTAGCAAATTTTATACCACCGCGCCCTCTCTTATCGACCGTATGTCCGCGATAATGGCAGCAGATAGCATTGAAACTATGCCAACCGCTCTGAGTTAGTTTTTTCTTTCCCGGAATTAATTGTAGAATATCGAACACTCTGTAATTATAACATAGTGTTGCGTAGAAACAAATACTATTGGATACTTATTATTCCAAATCTTCTATGGCTGTTATCATATCCAAAGTAATGTCGCCCATATACATACATTGATCCGTTTCTAACAAACTTTCTTGCCAATCTTCAATATTAGTATGATCTATATCACCTATCAATTTAGTATGGTCTAATTTACTTACATCTACTGTAACTAAAACCACATCATCATTGCCGGTTCTATTTTGATCGGATTCGGCATATTCAATTGCTAATTCAGGATTATCTGTAAGAAAAACAGAATGTTGTCTTGAACTTTTTAGACCCTGTTTTTTTATTATTTCAGATGGTGTTGATGTACCGTGCCACAAATGTTTGTGTTTACTGGCTTCTTCTACTAATAATATGTAATCACGCAGACTCATTATCTTGCCAAAATATTGCTTACTACACCAGTGTTGCTAGTGAAAGACATGCGTATGAATGGGTGGAACCCTTTTACTGTGAAACCAACTGTGTCTGTTGTCTCAAGATATTCTTCGCTAGTTATAGGATACCAGTCTGTCAATGAACTGCTGAAAGTTCCTTCGATTCCCACTTCCCCATTATACTCATATAAGTGAGCCTGTATAGTCAATACTGGATTATCGTTAGTATTGATGACTGAACTATAATAAGTGTTAGCGTTAGGTAACACATTGTCGATACTATTATTGATATCTAAGTTAGGGAAGGGCTGGCCAGTAGGTATGGTCACTGTCTCGCTAGGAACGAAACTTGGTAACACGCTGTTGACTACATTTATCTGACCCCTAGCACCAGCCGCTGGATCGACAAACACAGGATAATCAAATTGTCCATCAGGAATCTCTAAACTATAGTGGCACATCTGTGCAGGTATGTCTTCGATTTCGGCTGCATTGAGTTGCAGATATGCGATACCAGTTAATGGAAGTTGCAATGTCAACGCTTTTTTGATCAATACTTCAGTACCGTCATTATTAATGATACGACAAGTAATCTCTTTACCTGTGATATCGACTGGTTTCTGTTCTTGATTCAAGAATTGAAATTGTAGTTTGTTATCTACACCTTTGTGTAGATTCATTGTTTTAGCATATACTGGCATAAAGGCCCTCGGACTGTTTCCTGTTAACAGGACAACGATCTGGCGTTGGGTATATAAAAATACTGCTGTGGAATATCCTACATTTGTAACTGTCACAGATCATCGCTCCTCATTGTATTTAGTTCGATAAAATTAAAATATTTTATTGGTAACCCAATTATAAATAAACGCAATGAGTATCGCTAAAGACTTTTTTAATAAACTGACTGAAAATCACCCTTTCATAACGGTCGTATCCTTCGCTAGCCAAGACTATGTAGGAATCGTACAAAACCGTGATGATCAATGCACCTCTATATATGACTATGGTGCTATCGTAGATGCTCAGGCCAAACAATTATTCTTAGAATTAGGTGAAGTATGGTGGTGGGAAAGCAACCGTCAGATACCTATAAACATCTTTTTGAAGGAAGAATGGAACCCTTTTAGGCCATATCTGAGGACATTCAATAATAAGAATCTAACTATATTACATGGCCCTATCGTCAGTCTCAACGAACTGAATAAGCGCCGTAGCAAGCGCCGTAGCATCACTTTAGTTAAAAGAATGCCTTGATTTCTTTTTGCGTCTTTTCGTAGCCAATTCTAGGCTTAGTTTTCCTACCCTAGTATCATAGCAGATACCGTCTAAATGGTCGCGCTCATGCTGAAATACCCTAGCGATCAGTCCAGTAAATTCAGTCTCAATCACAGATCCTACAGCATTTTGATAGCGTACTTTGATCGACTCATGACGCTTGACATTGAGCCATAATTCAGGAAAACTCAAGCATCCCTCTTTATCCATGACATCACCGGAACCTTCTACGATCTCGGGATTGATGCAGGCAAAGAGTTTTGACTCGTTACCCATGACGAATATGCGCTTGCTGATACCTACTTGAGGACCAGCAAGTCCTATACCATTGTTCTCCATCATGACCTTAGCCATGCGTCTAATCAAATCGTTAGGGTCTCCATCAACTGTGAAGTCCCATGCTGTTGCTACTTCCCTGAGTACAGGGTCATTTTCTTTAACTAGTTGTAGTTCCATTTTTCAATAAATTCATATGCACTACCACAAGATGCGCATAGGCAACTGCGTGTGACTTTTTAAAACTATATACGCCTTCTTCTTTTTCCCATATAGTCTTTGATACTTCTGACCATGGCATACCTATCAAATGTTTCTTACCGGGGCGTATCACAGCAAGAAACATCGCAAGCCTCGGTATGCTATTTACTGGCTCGGGCATCTTTTGTAAACTATTAAAATGATTACCTAGATGAATCAAATCTTTTACTATGTTAGGATCATTGAGTAAGTTCCAATCTGGTTCACTCATCAATCTTACTAGATGCTCTTCGTTTTCTACTTTGTTGTATACATGAACATTAAGCAAGTCTAGTTTAAGATATCCACGATCTTCTGCTATTTCATAATCTAATGAACTTAGATCATTGATTGGATCGTAAGGAATATCTGTGACATAAATGCCAGTGTTGTGCTTTTTGACATCACCTTTACGAATCGCAGCCTTGGTATGACTGATCAGAGATAGTAGTCTATCTCTGTCACCTAGGTCAATATCAATATCGCTTTTAAATCTCATAGTTCTATCATCTTGATACCACGCAATAGCATCTCGACACTAATCGCAACAAGTATCAGTCCCATCAATCTTTCCATAGCAATGAGGAATCGTTTACCTAGTATATGCTGAACTCTGTCTCCGATCAATAGCAAAAACATGCTTATGGTAATACCGGCACCCAACGCGGCTACCCATATCCAGAAATCATCGGGCTGTTGACTGACTAATAACATGACAGTAGCCAGTGCGCTAGGTCCTGCGATCAATGGTATAGCCATAGGCACAATGAAAGGTTCGTGATCTAAGACTTCTTCTTCAGCGGGTGATATGCTAGGAAATACCATCTTGATAGCGATAAGGAATAATATCACAGCACCTGCTAGTTGAAGGCTAGTGCTAGTCAATCCTAACATTTTTAGAAAATGCTGACCAGCGATCATAAACGCAAACAATATCACAAATGCTATGATATGCTCACGCACGATAATCCAACTACGCTTCTCTACGCCATAATTCTTTAACATGCTACTGAATATAGGAAAGTTACCGAACGGATCAAAGATCAGTATCAGTAATGTCATTGCCGATATAAATGTATAAGTCATAGCCACCTCAATTTAAACCATGTAGCATCTTTTATGTCATTGAATCTATATTCAGTAATATGATCATATTCATACGAAAAATCACTGACATCCTGAACAGTATGACTTATAAAAGTCTTGCAGTTTTGTTTTGCCCAATCGGCTGCTTCTTGAAAATATTCTTCGGCTTTCTCATAAGGAATCTTGCTGTCAGTCAAATAAACTAATTTCATTTAGTCAGTCCTAACTTACGATATGCTTCTTGCACTTTGATAGCCTGTCGTTCAGCATCTTCTACTGCTTTGTGCGTAGTCTTATACCCGCCATCTTTCAATTTAACATTGGCTAGTTCATATAGTGTTCTAGTGTCACGCACAGTATAGAATGGCCAAGGAATAGGATTAGGTCTATCTGTGAATACTTGACGGAATGCTGTCTCTGCTACGACCACATCAAATGCCGCGCCATTGCTCCATACTGCTCTACGATTCCATCCGAACTTGTATAGTTCTTCTAAGCATTCGCTGAAACTCTGTCTACCACTATCACCCATAGCCTCTTCGATAGCCTCAGGGCTTTGCTCACCCCACCAACGAATCGTATCATCATTGATCACGCGATTGTAAATCTCTGTTTGCTCTTCGATAGTAGGACGCAATTCAAGTTTCTGTACGACACCATCACCATATGGATCGAAACGAACGACACCAATAGTAAGTATGACACAATAAGGACTTGTGTCAAGTGTCTCCATGTCGATCATTATATCATTTGCCATATTATTCCTGCCAGAGTTCCCACATAGTAATCAACTTACTAGACCATATCGTAACTTCTAATGATTTTGTGCCACCACTAAAATCCCAACCATCGCCCCTATCACCGAAATTTCTACGACACCACTTAATCACTTCTTTAGGATCGCCTTTGATTTTAAATGTGACTTTTTTAGCATCGCTACTATTTTTACGCACTACATCGACAAAATCGATGACAGGGCTTAAAACATTGAAAGGACTGTTGTTAATTGCCATGTTTCAAAACATAAATCAAATATTTCTTTTCATCCACGATCTCATAATCGTCAGTAAGATATCCTTCGTGATTGATCCTAGGTTTGAAACCATACTTGTCTTCTAACCATGACACATAAACAGTAGGATCAACTGATCCTGTCTCTTCTGTGAACTCTTGCTTCAATGTCCTTAATACATTCCAATAATGCAATCTACGATCTCGTTTATTATAATCGGGATCGTCATCATCATAATCTTGAAAGTCTTTAGGGACGTTTACCATTGCTTGACCAAACATTATCTATACTAGTAATTTCATCTATTATACTATGGTCAAGGTAATTTAACAATAGCGCAGGGCGTTCTAGGTTACCATTATTTGGCATACTGCTATGCAGTACCCTGCAGTTATAGAATAATACAGACCCTTTGGGCATGTTATGTTGTTTCATGTTTTCCATGAACCAACGATTGTATGTTCCACTATAGCACTTGTCTATATCAAAGTCTCGTTTCTGACTAAATGGAACTACCCCAGTAGAACCATTCTCTTTAGTAGTATCGACTAAACTAACTATGCATTGTATACCCAATAGTCTCTGATCATAGTTATACTTCT